TTCCCATCATGGCGGTCTGACGGAGCGATCATCAGACGGTGTAACAGCCGCGAGAGGATAGCAACACAGATGCAAGGCTGAAAGCTAATAAGGCAGCTCGCACTTCAGTATGGAGTATTGCCTCTCCTATCTGATGTGTACGGTGCGTGTGAGGCCCTTGCTAACACCCTCGTCGGTCGACCTATTCGTTTTACTGCTAAGGCGAATAGTTCTACCCAGGTAACCGAGACTACTGGTAGCAGTCTCTACGATTATCCGTCGCCGTTACTGGCTACGGAAACTCGGGTTACGCAATACCGCTCATCGACTGGTTTCCTTTGTGAGGTTACCAATCCTGAGCTGCAGACACTATCAAAGCTAGGTCTTGACAACCCTGCTCTGTTAGTATGGGAGCTAGTTCCTTTTAGCTTCGTCGTCGACTGGTTTTTCAAAGTCGGCGATATGCTAGAAGCCTCCTCTGCGTTTCGAGGCGTTACCGTCCTCGACAAGTGGAACTCCTTGTTAGTGACCCAAAATGGGAATGTGAACTACAAACCCACCCTAATCTCGACTAATGGTGGCCGAGGAGCGACAATATACTCCCAGCGCTACTATAATCGAGTCAACTACGTTGTCGATCCTCCATTCAATCTGCAGCGCGGTAGCGGATTCAACCTTACTCGGGTTGGAAATGCTCTCGCTCTACTGCAGGTTACGTTTGGACTCGGCATCCCTCGGCGCACGCCTAAAGCGTAGTGTCGTAACTCTCTGGTACAACCTAATGGCTGCACAAGCAACTCTCGTTCTCAAAAACGGTTCGAATGTCGACACTAATCATGTCGTCTTCAACCAAACTCCTGGCAACCCCGTCGCTTTTTGGGCGGACAAGTCTGCTGGAAGTATGGCTGGTTATCGAATCGCTTCCCTTTCCGCGGTTTTGCCGCGTAATAGGGAGAACGGTACCGCTCGGATCACGGCAAAGTATGTTCTGCCGGTTCTCGACGGGGCGACAGGGCTCGTGAAATACACCCTGTACTTCGACGCCACGGCTCGTATTCCTGCGCAGGCCACTGAGGCCGAACGACAGGAACTGGAGTTCCGTGCATCCAGTTTCATGAATCACTCCGTTTTCAAGACGGATGGGATTCGGAATCTGGACATGCCCTACTAAGGCATGGATGAGTGATTGTAGGACTCTCTGGTCCTACTTATCTCTTTGCTCAGTGCTAAAGCAATACTGAGCATTTCCTAACCTCATGTAGGGAGTCGAAATTATGCGGATCAGAGATCGCATATCACAGGTCTCCGAAGTCGTTAAGACTTGGAGTGTCGATGGCGAAAAGCTTGCCATTGACGTTGCTTCACAGCTCTTCGAGGACCTCAACACTCCGACTTCGCTTGGGCTATATATGGCCCTTCAGGCTGGAGATATACAGACTTTGGTGAACCATAAAATTCACCCAAGGAACTATATTTCCAGTTCTGAATTCCGAGACGATTACCTTGCGGTGTCGTTTCTGGCGAAGTTTCCCTTTCGGGGGAATGAAAGTGCTACGAGAACGCAAGCTCTCTTAAACTTTCAGGAGGCCGAGGCCCTGTGCCGCTCAACGAATCGTCGTTTCACTTCGGCTACACGCGTGGATGATTTTCGAAAAATTCATCCTGCTGTCCATCCGATCCTTCATCGGATGCAGCAAAAAATCGCTAGTATCCTCGGTGACTTCGATCCAGAAGAGTGGTGTCGTTCATGTCGATTTGGACCTGGTGCTACAGACTTGCACAAAGGTATCCGAGCGACGCTTTACGACAAGATAGGAACTGGCCTCTCAGCGACTGCTGATGCCATCCCTGTGGCGGAATTCATCGTGAATGCGATGGTTCCGTGGGTGCGCTCGAGGCGTGGTCTCTCTCCTTTTGATGATGGGCCTTATGAGCCCATTACCAAAGAAGAAATCACCCTCGCACCAGGTAACACCGTAGCTTTCGTTCCGAAGAATGCCAAAACGGACCGTGCAATTGCGATCGAGCCTTCTCTAAATATCCTTCTCCAACTAGGATTAGGACAAATGATTAGGCGACGTCTCAAACGTATAGGTCTTGACTTGGACGACCAGTCTGCTAATCAAAAATTAGCATTTCTGGGTTCCAAGTTTGGCAGAATCGCTACTATAGATCTCAGCATGGCCAGCGACACAATTGCTGGTGCTGTCGTCGCGGATCTGCTACCGATTCGTTGGTATCATTTCCTTGACCTCGTGAGATCTAAGTGGGGCACGCTTGATGATGAACAACTGATGGACGGACCTCAAAAGTTCGTCTGGCAGAAATTCTCATCCATGGGTAATGGTTTCACGTTCGAGTTAGAGAGCTTGCTCTTTTACTCGTTGGCGTGGGCCACAACCACATATCTCGGCCTCTCAACCGAGTATGTACGTGCTTACGGCGATGACATCGTAGTTCCAGTAGAAGCCGTTGAGCTGCTAACGGTTATGCTGGGAGTCCTTGGTTTCAAGACAAACCCTAATAAGACTTTTTCAGAAGGTCCTTTTAGAGAGTCTTGTGGCAAGGATTATTACGATGGGAACGATGTCCGTCCCTTCTTTCTAAAGGAAGTACCCTCAGATGCGCAAACGATTATTCGAATGGCTAATGGACTCAGGCGCCTTGCTCACTGTCGCAACGGTTATTCTAGTTGTGATAGTAAGCTTAGGGCTACTTGGGTTCGTTGCATTCGAAGGCTACCGAAGTCTGTTTTTCGTACGTTGAGAGGCCCCCTCTATAACTTGGAGGACCTCTCTGCGGGCGATGACGGAACTCTAGGCGTCGGATTCTCCGAAGCCGCGGTATCCCCATTCTTCCGCCTATCCCGCTTTGAAAGGAAGCGCGGGTGGGACGGAGTATGGTATCGTTACGCACGGGTTCTTGAGAGTGCTAAGCACTTTAGACCAAAAGACGTCAATTTGGCTTACGCCACTTGGCTGTACGGTCTTTCAAGAGGACGTGATTCGAGAGAGCTGAAAACTCTTTCAGAGGGGTGTTTCGCTAGGTTAACTCCTTTCGAAGTGCCTTTCCGAAGTCTAACGACCTCGAAGCTATCACTTCATGGCGTAAGCCGTGGGTGGCCAGATACCTTAGACTGGCGCTAAGCCATGCCCCCGGAGGGGGGCTTTAGTCTAAGGGGTTTCGTCCCCTATTTTCAGG